AATCAACAGATTTTAATTCGTTTCCAGTACCAGTACCCAACAATAATTGTTGATCTAATTTTAAACGTAAATTTTCTAAAACGAAAGTATTAACCTCAGATTCGATAAATCCGAAATCTTCCATTGAATCCTTACAAACAGGGATAGAATCAGTGATTTTTTTGATTGTTTCTGTTTTAGTCACCCAAGTGATATCACTTGCTGCAAAAGGAGAACAATTTGCTGTTGCATCAGCTCCTCTTGTCAATACATCTTGGTCTGTATAACGAATTGTACCACCACTATTTACCCCAATATTTACAGAACGGAATAAAGATTCCATCACTAATTGACGTACAGGTTGTTTACCAATTCCTTGAATACCGTATAAATATTGGTCCGTACCATCAGTTACAGAAGCAGAAGTAACAGCTTTTGTGTCCAAGCTAAATGTAGCTTTTCCTACTGTTTTAATTTCCTCAATCGCTTTTTTGATTGATTCATTTTTCTTTTGGACCATTGAAGCTAAAGAATTTTGTCCTTTTTCTTTCAATCCTTCGATAACGGTTGATTGAGTTTTCAAAGCTGTTTCTAATTCTCCTAACTTCTTAGTAGATGCAGCTTCTTTCTCATCAGCTTCTTTTTGAATTGCCTGTGCTACTTCCCAGTTCTTTTTCTGAGTTTCCTCTAAGTTTGACTTATAAGCAATTAATTGCTCATCTGTCATTGCTGATAATTCAGCAGAACTTTTAGTTTGTAACGGAATAAAATTTAATGCCATTTTGTTTTAATTTTAGTAATAAAATCTTTTTTTATTTTGTTTTTGCTCTTGATTCTCTAACTTTTCTTCTTGTTCCTCTAAATTTATGCCTTTTATTGTACTAATTGACAATGTAGGAGTTAATTCATTTGCTCCAAACAAAACCGATGAATTTTCATAAACTTTTATCTTTGGAACTGCCCAAAAATACCCCCTATCGTCTACAATAGATTTGTTAATGATGCTTGAGTAGTATTTTTCCCATGTTTCAAATTCTTCTTTATATTCTGGATTCTTAATTGCAAGTTCTAACTCTAAATATCTAAACCCAATTGAGTGCTGATTAACACCATTAGCTTCATACATTTTAAATATTTGCTCATTATATTCTCTCCTAAGTTCATTGTAAAAAACAAGTGATTCCACTTCTCCAAACATATTTAAACCCAAATCTTTAAGAGAAATGTTTTCAACTTTTACATCTTTAACGTTTGCAATTTTTGCTGAAATTCTATGGATATGGTCATGTATTTGAACCATTCTGTTTTTGTCATTCTTTACAGTTTCATCATACGCACCGTTTGTAAGAACATCAATATAAGAATCAGCCCAATTTGTTGTATTTGCTACAACTCTAACATTTAACCCGTTAGGGTCTGTATTTTCTTCTCCTTTTTGGCTCTTTGTTTTTACGTAAGATGTTTCTTTTTTGAAGAAATCTAATGATGAATCAACAATTAATGGAGCTGATTTAATCATTTCTAACTTTTTAGTAGCGATTATCTCATATTTATACTTACATAAATGATCAAATAATGCTGTATCTTTAAGATTTATATCGTCTTTTACTCTCATTTTGTTAAAATTACGTTTTTTGAAATAATTTTTAACTTTTCATCTTTGATTTTTTTAATTTGAATCTCGGATAATTGCGTTTTTTTATCATTTATTTTTTCCATTTCTTATATTGAATAAGGAAAACCGATTGATTTTTTTTCATTGTCCATTTTCTTGCTGTCCATTGTTGATAACTGTTTTCGGTATAATCATTTCAGCATCTTGTTTCTCCATACCATGCACAAATATAAGTATATTTACTGCTGTTTCTCTTTCAAGTTGTCCTGTACTTACTAAAGTGGCAACAGAAAGAATTGATTCAGTAACTATTTTATTCTTTTCAGCTTCTTGCTTCTTATCTTTTTGTAATTCCTCAATTTTAGAAGTATCAAGCTCTATGTAATATTGTTTATTATCTTTTTCGTTAAAAATAGGCACTAAGTTTTCATTCCAATTATCAACAAATATATTTGCTAATGGAATGGCTGCTTGTGTGTAAAAGCTTTTCTTTGCTTCTGCTAAATTGTTAAAAGTTTTGTTTGCAGGATCATTGAATAATTGAGAAGAAAGACCGAACAAATTACAAAACTTACGCATTTTGTTTAGGTCAATTTCTGTAAGCATCAAATCCTTAACATTTGCTCCTAATTGCGTAAATTTAACATTAGAAGAAACTGTAATCATCTTATTGTAATTCTTTGCTCCCCCAATACGTCCTTTGAAATTCTTGTCTACTTCCTCTCTTTCTTCCTCTGTAAGTGGGTAATCCTCTTTATTAGACGAAATCATACCAGTAGCACCCCTATTTTCAATCATGCTTTTTTCTGCTTCATGCACTTGGTTAGAGGTAGACAAAGAAGAATAGCCAGACTGAAAAGGACTTAAACCTTTGCAAGTTTCTGGATATGTAGGGTCATAATTTTTTAAGTGTATTACTTGTTCAGGCAAATAGTTTTCTATGAAACCACCATAGGTAAACTTATAATTTGTTACTGAATCAAAAAACTTTTTATTTGTTTTTTCTACTTCTACAAATTGAGAAGGTAAAATATGCAAATAGTCAGGAACTGTAAAGCCTATTGATGCCTTTTTTAACTCAAATAAATCTCCTGTTAAAAGATAATTAAAATATTGTTCTTTTCTGTATTCCTTTTGTGTTTGGCTTGGATTAGGTTTATTCAATAACTTTAGCAAATCATTGTTTATATCCTCAACCTCAATCCATTTATTACGCCTTTTTTCATAAAGTTTCAAAGGAATTGAAGCTGTATTATTAACGAGGTAGTTTAGAATAGAATAAACATCATCATTTGATAGATAAGATTCATTTATCAATTGTCTTTCGTTTACTCTATTGTAGAAGAAAGAAGAAAACCCAGAAAAAGAATACCAGCTTTTAAAAGATGAATTACTATTAACACTAAAAGAATGATCTTTCTTTTCAGTATTAGTTGTAAACATCTTTTTTAATCTATCTAAAATAACCATATTTATCTATCTAAGTAATCAACAGCGTAACGCAAAGGATCTATTAAGTGGTTAAAATTGTCTATTGGTGTATCGCTCTTTTTGTCGAGCCAAACGTAATTATTTAACTCTTTTTTCAAATTTATAGAATTATTTGTAATAATTAACTTGTAATTCTGTATTTTTTGAATACCATTTAAAACGCTACCTGCTTTTTTTACGCAAGGTATCAAATTTAATCCCTTTTTTTCTTCTGTTGTTTTACGCCTTAAATCAAAAATTGTTTGTTTAGCTGCACAGTCTCCAATGATCAACTTGTTTTGTGCATGTTTGTAATTTAACTCAAATATTTGGTCTGTATTCAAGTTTGATAAATAAAAACACTCGTCTACATAAATTAGTTTTTTCTTTTTGTCAATCGCTACTTTTATTAGTGTAGTTGGGTCATCTACTCCGTAATCTTGGCCAAAAATATAAGGTAAACTTTCATCAAACTCTCCAACTTCCCAATTATTAAATACCGTTCCTTCTGCTTTTTCAAGCCAACCACCCAAAACAGTAAATTTATACCACTTCCAAAGCGTTAAAAGTTCTTTGTCTTGATTAGCTTCTCTCTCTTGCTCCGTTAATGCTTCGTATTTTTCATAAGCAATACGTCCTTTTTCATAAGAGGACCAATTTTCAACGGTATGATGCTTTTTATCAACATCTAAATAAGTTGTATGAATGTAACAAACATTATCAACAATTGTATTACTACCAGCTTTTACGTTCTTTTCCTCAAAGAATTTTTGATAAATCCAATGTTCAAAAGTGGTAGGATTTAATAAAAGTATTGAGTAATTGGCTAATTCATTTCTACGCAAAGATAGACGCATTTTATCAAACTCCTCAAAGCTTGGGTGTTCTTCTGCTTCTTCAACAACTTGTACATTAAAAGAACTTAATCCTTTTCCTCCTGCTGTTTGTGATTTTGAACCTCTCTTTAATCCTTTAAAATAAATTAATCCTTTCTCATAAATGATTTGATTCTTTTGGAACTGACAAGACAATGGCATTAATTCCATAATCTTATCAAAATCAGCCTTAACAGTTGATTCGAGCGAATCATTTGTGTATCGTGTGTAATACGTGTGATGTCCTAACTGTCCCCTCATGTGTGCGTCAGCTTCAACAACAAAGGACTTTCCAGAACCACGTCCACCTGTTAGAATAAAAATATCAACATTATCAAGTTTGGTCCAAAATTCTTTTTCCTTCTCACTTAATTTATGAAAATCTTTGCTATTCACTTTGTCACGAGCGTAAGGCTTAGCTAATAGTGGTTTATATTTTGGACTAAACTCAATGTTTTTCATTCTTCTGTATTTGCATCAATTTTAAAATCTTTGAAAGATATATTAAAACCCTCTCCTTTAGTAGTATGATCTATTTCTGAATACGTAGTACTTAATAGCTTTCTTTCCTCATCTGTTGCGATCATTTTATACAATGATAATTGTAATACAGGTGCATTTGATTTATACCATTTAGAACGCATTGATACTTTTAATTCTACTCTATTTACTTCTAATAACTCTTTTAGTGTGTTGTATTCGTTGCAATCAGTAGGAAAGAATCTGTAAAAAGTTGTCTTATCACAAGGTAAAAAAGCCACTATATCCTCAATAAAGAATAGTTTGTTTTTTACTGTTACTTCCTTCGCTTTTTTAAATATTTCTAATTTGTCGTATGCCATGTTTAAATATTTTGTTTATTCGTAAGCTCCAGTTATTTTATTTCTAATATTGTTATCATTTTGTTTTACCATTGAATATTTATTAGATTTATGGATAAATCCAACTTCAGTAATTACATCTATTTTTTCTATTTTTAAATTTTCTTTTAATTTTGTTTTATTAATCAATATTCTATCAAAAGCATTTTCAAAATTTAAAAAATCTCTTTTCTTTTCTTCGTAAGGTTGAGAAAAAACACATTTATTAATTTTTACAATTTGCCCTTTTATTGTTTTTAAAGTTAAATTACAATATACTATTTGTCCTTTTTCCATTTTTAAATTATTTTTTTTGTTCGTATTTATTTCCGTTTATTTTTAAAATCATTTGTTACATCAACTCCGTTTCTTTTTACTGTAAGGTTATCGTCAAATTTAATCAT